AAGCTTCTTCTGCTTTATGACCTAATGCCATGACTGCTAGGGCTGCTGCCGTGCCACTGCCGATAGCATCGACATCCGTATGCTCCCAAAACTCTAGGTCTTTTCCAGCCACAAACAGCCCATCGTTGGATAACAGCATAAAGTCGGCATCGTTTTCAATCTTAATGACGGGTGGTTTACCCTTTTTACCGTCTCTAAACCACTCTACGACCTTCTGAACACTCATGAGATCACCAGCTCCTGCCAGCCAGCCCTGAGGAACTTTAAATACCTTAGGCAGGTTAAAGGCTTTGGTATCTGAATCATCATCCGAAGTCTGGCTATCTGAGACAAGGATCTTGCGTTTAGCATCACCGATAATGGTTGTCATATTTCTAAAATCTCCCCACGAAACTCTACTTTATCTTCGCCACAGACCATAATCAGCTCAGGTTGTAGCATTCGGCCTTCATCAAAGGATAGCATGACAAACCCAGACCGCCAGTCTTTGGGGCCATCTTCACAGTATTCAAAGGTAGGGCTCATAGGATCGGCTAAACAGCCCGTTTGAACTCCCCAAAAGGTATTCTGCTGATAGCCGTTTATAGGGCTTGCACAGAGCACATGGGTGTGTCCTGTGACGATGTTACAAAAAGCCGCCTGGACGTTGCCATAGCCCGCTGTACGGCCTCCTTTGAGGCGATGCTTGATGACGGTATCCTCGCCCACCCAAAAGCTCCAGCAAGTCTCCCAATTCGGGAAATGGTATTTTAGGCTGAACCCGTCAACACCGCTATATTCAGGAACTTTGTTGACCAGCCAAGATTCATACCGCATATCGTGGTTACCCAGTGTCCATATGAGTCGGCAACCAGCTGGTCTAACCTTCTCAATTTCGTTTAAATGCCAACGACAGGCTTCTAATTCTTCTAAAACTGTGGGTTTGGCATCGTAATTGATGGAAGGAAAGCGAGAGAGAACTTGTCCGTCAAACGCATCACCGTTACAAACGATGACTTGGGGCTTAAAATGTTTGATAAATTTGATTAGGGCTTTGAATGCGGTGGTGGTTTCGTCTGTGAAATGGGCATCAGAAAAGACGATTACCCGTTTGCATTTGTCAATTTCTATGCCCCGTCTAACATTATGGGCAGCCATGTCAACTTTTTTGATGGGGTCTTTCTTTTGATCTCGCTGGGAATTATGGGTAGGAAGCTCAATTCCATAGCGTATTTCAAGGTTTCTTCGCCTAGCTAAAGTGCTCCTAGGGTTTATACCTAGTTTTTTACCTACTAATGTGGGACTTCCCAATTCTTTCCAGACCTTGATAAACTCTTTATCCGACTCTGTTATTATCTTCATATGCTCCCTAGCAAGATGTTGATGGGTACGGCAATAGTAGGTTAGTAGTATTTCACTTTTGTTAAACCCATGAATAATAACAGATTATGTATAGAAACAGGAAGCTTTTAGATGTCTTACGAAAATCCCCATGCCAACACTGTGGTAGCTCTGACGGCACAGTCGTGGCTGCCCACGCCAACTTGCTCAGACTTGGAAAAGGAAAGGGAATTAAATGTCCCGACTTTTACACAGCTTCCCTATGCTTTCGCTGTCACTCAGAGCTGGATCAAGGCAAGAACCTATCCAAGATACAGCGGGAAGAAATGTGGATAGAAGCCTATCTCAAGACCCAAGCATGGCTGTGGGAAAATGGCCACATAAATACTAGCAGTTGACACATTTTCCATATATGTGCTATATTTAGTATTGTCTAACCCTTAGACATAAGTCCTTCTACTCGTTTACTCCTAGCAGGGTTATAACAGGCACAAGGCAAATGCCCCAGCGGATCCACGATCCCCTTAGAGCCCTTAGATTTCCCCTGATCTAAGGGCTCTTCCTTTTGTGCTTGCAGAAAATATTTTTTACGCTATACTTTGTTCATCTGCTAGGAAGTTTATGAGTAGGGACTGAAACAATTCCCTCTCGACAATATGAATATTTTTACAACACTTTTGTTGTAGTTATCATATCGTCCTCATAAACTTCCTAGCAATCTAGCCCGTACTCATTGGTGTTGCTACGGTAAAGGCTGTAAATACCCCTAGAAGAAACTATGGCAAAATGCCCCCAGCTTACCGTGATTGCTTGGTAAGATATGGGAACCGTCCTGTATATGGATAGACCGATGAGTGATAATGACAGACCTAGGCACGACAAAGACATCGAAGCAATTATGTAAGAAAGAACTCAGCAAGACTGAAAGCACCTATTCCTCATAGTAGGGATAGGTGTATCCTGAATCTAGCAATCCTGAACGAATATGAAAACAGCCAAATTTATACAAGAAATACATGATCTCTGTGATCCTCCAGCGAGAGAAGCAATCATTAAGTATGTTAAAGATGAATGGAATCTACTAGCAGAAGATTATGAGAAATACAAGGTAGATCTCTTAATTAAAAATCAATCAGGTAAATCGATTGGTTATGCTGAGTTGGAGCTGCGCAACTGGGAGTCGTGCCCGTATCCGACTATTCATATTCCACAGCGTAAGAAAAAGTTATTTGATAACGATATGCCTACTGTCTACTTCGTAGTGAACCGCCCACTGACGATGGCATACTACATCAATACAAACAAGATCTTAGAGCAACCGCTTAGGGAAATTGCTAATAAACGATTAACAGATGGTGAGTATTTTTATGATGTGCCAAAGGAAATGTTCAGCGTAATCCACTTGAAGTCTTAATCTCTTTTTGATAAAATAATAGCTCCAACTGCTAGGAGATTTAGATGGACTTTTACAACGAACAGATCGTAGAACTCACTGACACTGTAGTATCCTTAGACCAAGAATTAACATTAGCAAAAGACATTATCGCAGCCCATAGATGGGATGCTACCGAGATTGAAGTAGATTGGATTCATGACCTTGTCACCGAGCTTCGGGAGCAGGTTAGAATTCAAGAAATTGAAATTGAGGCTCTCAAAGATTCCCGCAATATGTTTCAAGAAAGAAACGCAGAACTAATCCGTCAAGTAAAAGCTCTCAAGAAAAAATAATGGAGCTCATATTACGGGAACACCAAGAAGGTGTTGTGGAGAAACTTCGTCAAGGGTTTCGAGATGGCCATCGTTGCCAGCTTTTGTATGCGCCCACTGGCTTTGGCAAAACAGAAGTAGCAATCTATTTAATGAAGGCTACGGCTGATAATTATCATAAAGCAGCGATGATCCTTGATCGGATTGTATTGATTGATCAGACCTCTAAACGCTTAGATAAATACTCGATTGCTCATGGCGTGTTACAGGCTCAACATAAACGCCAAGATAAGACCAGGCGCATTCAAATATGTTCGTCACAAACTATCGAGAGAAGAAATAACTTCCCCGATATTGATCTATTGATCGTAGACGAATGCCATATTACTAGATCAGAAATTACCAAGATCATCAAGAACAATGACAAGATTAAAGTCATTGGCTTGACCGCCACCCCGTTTACTAAAGGGCTGGGATCTATCTATTCCAATGTGGTCTGTGCTTCGACAACCGAATCTTTAGTCGATGGTGAATGGCTATGCCCTCTCAAAGTCTATATCTCCAAAGAAATTGACATGGCTGGGGTCAAAAAGATTGCTGGTGAATGGAGTCCTGATCAAGTTACTGAACGGGGTATGCAGATCACTGGTGATATTGTGGCAGAATGGGCAAAGAAGACTTATGAAGTCTTTGGCAAACCCATGAAGACTATTGTATTTTGTGCTGGTGTAAAGCATGGAGAAGATTTAGTAGAACAATTTGCCCGCAAGGGTTTTAACTTTGTCAGCATATCCTACAAGGATAGTGGTGAATATAAACAGGAGGTAATTGATGACTTCGCTAGACTCGATACAAACATTCATGGGCTTATTGCTACTGATATTCTTACTCGTGGCTTCGATGTTCCTGATGTATGTATTGGTATATCAGCTCGTCCTTTTAGTAAATCACTTAGCTCCCATATTCAGCAGATGGGTCGGGTTATGCGATCTCACCCTACTAAACAGTTTGGTTTGTGGTTAGACCATTCAGGTAATTACATTCGATTCAGAGATGACTGGGAAAGAATTTATTCTGAAGGTGTCAAGGCTTTGGATGACACTGGCGAGAAGACCAAAAGAGAACCAACAGAAAAGGAAAAGAAAGAACAGAAATGCCCAGCGTGTTCGGCACTCTGGCCTAGATCGTCTTCGTCATGTGCTTCGTGTGGCTATGTCAGACCGAAAAAGCAGATTGAGACCGTGTCAGGTGAATTAGTCGAGCTTGGCTTTGACAAAAATGCCAAGAAAGACGATAAACAGAAGTTCTATTCAGAGCTGATATACATCGCCAATGAAAAGAATTACAACATTAACTGGGCATCGCACATCTATAAACAGAAGTTCGGAGTATGGCCTCGTGGTTTACAAGAGTATCCCCGCATAGCCAGCTTAGAAACACAGAAGTATGTCAAACACAGAACCATCGCTTTTAGTAAACGATTAAAGAAAATGAAGGTAAACAATGCAGGAGTTCGTTAATTTTGCAAGAGAACATGGCTTGATTATGAATAACAATCTTGTCATGGACAGATGGGTAGCCACCCCAACAGAAGACCACCCAAGATCCTCAAACGGCAGATATAAATTCTTAGGCAATGTCGGCTGGGCTATCAACTGGGCAACAATGGATAAACCCGCCACCTGGTTTGCTGAAGGTGTCAGCAAGACCGAAATCAAAAAACAAATGTCTTCGTCAAACGATTCAAGGAAAAAAGAAGCACAGGCTGCAGCAGAAAAAGCACAGTGGATTTTGTCTCAATGCAGTTTGGAATCGCATCCATACCTTGAACGCAAGGGATTTAAAAACGAACAGGGGAATGTCTTCGTCAAAGGGCTCGACAAACTGTTAGTTATTCCCATGCGGATACAGGGCTCTGTGGTGGGATGCCAGCTCATCGACCATGAGGGGAACAAAAAGTTCTTGCATGGTCAGACGAGCAAGGGGGCAACTTTTACGATTGGGACACGAGGCACTGCAATATTCTGCGAAGGGTATGCCACTGGCCTCAGTGTCAGGGATATCATGACCAAAATGAATCTCCCTTATACGATCCACATCTGCTTCTCCGCAAACAACATGGAGCTCATAGCAAGGAACATCGGGAAGGGGCTGATTATCGCTGATAACGATAGCAGTGGTGTTGGAGAGATGGTGGCCAAAAAGACACAAAAGCCGTATTGGATCTCCCCAGCAACTGGGGAGGATTTTAATGACTACCATATGAGAGTCGGCAATTTCAAGGCTTCTCAGGATTTAAAGAGGTTGTTACTTTCCTTATAAATCTAGCTTCAATCTGCCTGATCCTTTCACGATTAAGAACAAAAGTATTACCCACTGATTGTAGCGTATGACCTTCTGCCCTCATCTTCAAGATATTCCAGTATTTGTCCCGTAGGGTTTTATTATTGGATTTGAAGAGTATGTCAAACTTCTCACGACTGGGAAAGTCTACCAGCTTGTAAGGGGCATCGCCCCCTACAAATACTGGCACTTTACCCTTGCACTTGCTTAGGTTCATCCCGTCCTTTCTCAATGATGACATAGCCAGTTTCATCAATGTAGTATTGCTGGCCTGATTCTTTGGCACTAATCAATCTTTTCTGTTGCCATTTAGAATTGGCTTCCATCCATTGCTGGGCATCTTTATCAGCTTGGTTCATTGTTAATCTCCTTTATTTTTTCCAATGCTTCTTTCTTTGTTTCAAAAACCAAGTTATCGCCAACATGATCTACATATTCATCATAATTATTTTTATCCTGAATAATCCAATAATTTTCTTGCAATTCTACTGGTCTCCAATTCATGTTGATACCTCCATCAAAAATTTATGAACAGATGCTTCAAACTCAGAAAATTCTTTCTGATCAACTTGGCAATAATCTTTTGGATTCTCAATATCAATTACCATTAAAGAATCCCCGCAAAGAACATATTCGTTGTCATCGTCTACAACCTTAATCATCGCTATCCTCCTTAACACCAACTATACATAAGTAAGCACCTCTAGCACTGGGATCAATATCAAAGTCTTTGCATACATCCTCCCAGTCTCTAGGCATGATTTCAGGATTGATATAAATCCATCCTCCCTTTGGCAATACTGTATAACCATTCTCGATTACTTCAGCTTTGGTAATCATTCGTGCATCTCCTCTATATGATCAATATATTCATCGGCATGAACCATCTCACCTTTTTCAAAAATGGAAAAGTCTTCATTAAACATCTTCCATGCCAAATCTTCGGCCTTGCTTTTAGTTTTACAATTTACTTCAATCCAACAAAGGGTAGTCTCTTCCCTTGCAATACAGACTTTATATTTCGGCATGGGGAGCTCCTGAAAAATAAATCTCTCCTTTAAATTCTGCTGGGATCAAATAACCGCTATATCCATGTTTGACCATGAAGTCATCGGCTTCTGTTTCGTCCATCAGCAACTGGCATTTAATTTCGTGGATGACTGCACAGGGGAATGTATCTCTCCCCTTGCAAAAGTCCCCAAACTCAATATCACCAAACAATACTAAATTCTTAGACATCTTCTTCCTCCTCGATAAAGCCGTAGTCAATGCACATTTCTTTCAATTCCGCATCATCAGATTTTTCCCAATACTCGCCAAAAACCCCTCTTAAAAACTCCATCTGCCATCTAGTATTACCATCAAAAAAATTTACAACATCATTCTCTACTAATTTATCAATCATTTCTTCTCTACTAAGCATGGTCTAACTCCATTATTCTAAATTCATCCAATTCATACAAAGAATCAATATTGCCAGCGTTGTATTCCATGAGCTCATCGGCCAGAAATTCATTGAGGGCATCTAAGGCTTCTTTGTATGTTCTATAAATGGACGGAATCATTACCCCGTCCTCATTCTCTTCACTCCAGCAATTTATCCATCCATCGCATAGCGTGTAATGTTGCACTTCAAACATCAATCTATCTCCTGATTGTCAAAAGCCCCATGATCCCCTTGCACTATTGCCAATGCTTCTGCAATATTGCCGATAGCTTCATCCAAATCAACCAGTGGATATTCGTCTTGCATCTCATCGTTTAAAAACTTGTAAGTGTCTACAAGCAATTTTTCTACTCTTTCAATATTCATTCGATTTCCTCATCGTCATCAGTCTGTTCAACATCGTAAACAACATGGTCATATTCACCGACACAGTGAAAGTCGCACTCAGGTATGGCTTTACCCCTTTCCCAAGCATCGGCTTCACTGTCGGCTTCTATCACCTTCTCATACATCACATTGGTCTCTGCCCTGATAATCCATTTAGGCATGACTAAACTCCTCCAATGGCAATTCCTCAACCTCGACAAACTCATCACCACTGGCCAAAACATCTTTTGGTATATGGCTCTTTACCTTGCTGGCAAACTCTTCTGCTTTTGATTCATCATCAAAAGCCCTGAGATTCAAATAACCCATGTGGCCAAAAGACTTCACAATGTAAATTGTTTTCATTGTCAGTCCCTTACCAGCTCGACTGGTAGTAAAAGTCCCAGTTAACGGCAGACGGGTTTGTCAAAATCTCCGACAACCTGTCTCTAGTCTCAGTGATGCTCTGCCAGTAGTATTCATCCTTTTCAGTGCTACCGAAAAAAAATCCCGATACTGGCTCAAGAATATCTTCATCACGATTTACCAATGCTTCGTTGCATAGTGCAACCAGCTCGTCCAACTGGGCAGAATCAACCCAGTATTCCCCGCAGTCATCAAGTCCCTCCTGAACATTATCGACAAACCAATTATGGATAGCGTTGCACTTTCTCCAATACATCACATCAAAGGATACCGACTTGGCATCGTAGGCCGTAACCCCCAATACCTTCGCCACATCTTTGCGTAAATGTTGCTCTTCTTCTTTGTGATTCCACAAATATTGCTTTGCGGTCAAATACATATCTAAACCCATGATCACTCCTCCTCAGTCATGTAAAACTGCCCAACACGATTACCATTGGTATCCCTGATAGTCCCCGATTTTTTCTGAGAATCAATCATATTTGAGACCAGCTCTAAATTGGCAACCAATTCGTCATACAGTGATTCTTCATACACTGCGTTATCAGTGCGTATTTCCAGTTTGAACATCATTTCAATCTCCTAGCAGTTAATCAAAGACTGGATCACTCCAGTTTCGTCCTTACAGACTCATCAGTTTGATAGGCACTTCTCACGCCATTTACGGGCATTGTCATTCAATGCTGGGTAAAGCTCATCCAGCTTATGTATCAGCTTCTTTGGTGCGTTGAAATAGTAAGGCATCATATCTTCGGTCATTTCTTTCATGCCCCATTCTTTTGCAGAACACTCAAGTAATATGACCATGCCAAACCCAGTCTTCGTGCCATCAGCTTTAACGACATTCAGAATGCCGTATGCTTCCCGCCCCCTGATACTGATATCAGTCAACTCAAAAGACGGGTTAGTGCCAATTTCACCAACTTGTTTAAATTCGTCTGCCAACCAGCGTTTTTTATCGCCATGATAAGGCGGTGTCATTCCAGTCCATCCCATGTTATTGCTCCTCAGTAATGTTAAACAATGCTCTCATATGATTCTCAAGGTAATGTAATTTACTTATCTGTTCGTCAATAAAATCACGCATATTGTCAAACTCCTGAAAACCAGCTACTGGCATCCCTTTCAAATAATTGGTTTTCCCTAAGTCCATTAGATCAAAATACATTTCTTGAACAGTCGTATATAGGTTTGATTCAACTCCCATGTTATTGCTCCTCGATTGATTCATCTACATCCGATTGTGAATAGCCCGACAAAATCTCAGGCCGATATTTGCTCAAGACTGCATCCACGCACTTGTCGCAGACCCTTGCCAATGGGATACCTTGAGCATCGTATTCCCACCAGCTATCACCACTATGTTCACAGATCATATGACTCTCCCCCATTTGAGAATGGCAGAGACCACTAACCATATGGCATAAAAACCCGCCAATACAAGCCCGAAGGACATCAGCTCAGACCACAGAGTAGTCATCGCTTTATAAAGAACATCCCAATCAGATAAATTCATCATTCCCCCCTTATTCAAACTCTTCAGGATTAACATAAACCCCATTCTTACGAAGTAGGGCAATCGCATGGTCATTCAATGACATGACCCCATCATATTCGACCAGACTCCGTTTGCCATCCCGATCAATGGAAAACCACAGACCAATATGCTCAAACAAGTCCAACTCAGGAATATCCCATTCAATGAACCCAGTGCAGTCTTTGTGGTAGTAGAGCTCTAAGGTAGACTCATGAGTCCCCAAATCTCTCTGCCCCCAGCTCCCCTCCAGCATCAGAGGAGAGCTCACTGTCATGCTATCAATGAGCTCTGCCATGATCAATACTCCGAAGTCAACATAAAGACATTGTCGGCCAAGAAGAAGGTATAAATGCCCGAAGGGCAATCAGTCATAGCGATCTTCTTAATCTTCAGAGTATTCAAATCCCCATCCTCAAAAGCAATAACGGCTTTACCATCAGCAACTTCCATGTTGATAGACATAAAGGGATTCTTCTTATGGAGCTCATAGCCCTCAGTAGCCACGATATCCAAGAACCAGTAAGCCCCAGCAGTATCAGCAAAGTATTGAACCCCATCGGTATGAACCAGCTTCGGTGCAAACATAGGCTGAGTCCTCCAATACTGGGTAGTGCCAAAGAACTGGGTTAAATCGATTGTGTTGGTTTGTGTTTCCAATTTATTTCTCCTAGCAGTTAATGATTACCGAATGGCAATCCCGATACCCCAAAGGGCATCAGGATTACAGCACTCAAGACCGATTCAAGAACTCAGCCACCTTCAAGGCTTCGTCCATATACGCAAACAGTGCCATGATCTCTCCATTCTCATCCTCAATGGCGTATGGGAACTTAGGATCACTACAGGCAATTACTCCAAACATAATCAATCTCCTTAGAAAGTAAAACCAGTAAAAACAACACGATTACCCCTGATGAACTTCCCATGATTCATATCGTCAAACTTATGAACCCAGTATTGACGGGAAGAACGGCAGTAGTAGTCGCAGACCCAAACAGGGGAAGTCTCAGTGCCCTTTAGCTTAAAGAACTCTCCCTTAGCTATCTTCTTGAGTAGTGATGGTTGCATCGTTATCTCCTAGCAGTGTTGTCAAAGACCCCGAAGGGTTTCGCCTATTGAAGGCTCATCAGTTTGACTAGATACCTCTGTAATTATCGGGATCGTATTCCCGTTGGTGTTTGTAGGATGTATCAGTGATGTTCATGTAGATGCTGGTAAGGGTCTTAGGTAAGTCATATTGATTCTCTGAAAGCATTTCTAAGATATCCCCATCCGTCCATTGTTCTTGGACTTCTACCCAATTTCTAGCGTTGGCTATCATGCGGATAGCTCCTATCATCATCTGCTCGTCCCATATGGCGATTGTGTCTTGTAGTGTCTGCATATCTGCTCCTAGTAGGTGGTTTAAAAATCATTCATCTAGTGAATGAGATTAAATGATAATCCAAAACACTTGACTTGCAACACTTTCTGCAAAATATTTTTAGACCCTTATAGAATGGGGCTCTCAGGGCAGACCGCCCAGGTGATAATTGCCTTACTTGTGATGCAGTGGCCGTAAAAAGGAAAGCAGAGCTCTGTAGCCCGCATGGAGAAGGGTAAAAGCCCGCCATAGCCGAAGGCGAACAGTGCTGATACGGAAGGAGCAGTAAGAGAGAATACATATGCCCGTCCCCAACCATGAGATAGATAGTCTATACTTAGGGGTATTGATATACCTATGGAATACTTAAAGCAGACCCATGAAGAAGCTCACCCGTAAAGAGATCAAGGAAGGATTGAACACAGTCCCAATTGATACGATCATTCTTGGCTCTAGGAGCAAACAAACCCAGCTCACGAAGAAGGAGAAGGAGTTTGCTGAGCAACTGGTGAAGACTGGGAACAAGACTGAAGCCTATCGTAGGGCATATGATACGAAGGGTAAAGCGACTACTGCCCATCGGGATGCCCTCAAGGTGGCCAGTCGTCCCAATGTGAGCACCTACATACAGGCACTGGAAGCACAGAAAGAGGTGGAGGAATATCTTTTACCCACTCGTTTAAGGGCTCTCGCTATCCATAAGCTCTCTAGCATGGCATTAAATGATGACCTAAAGCCCACTGAGCAACTCAGGGCTCTTGAGCTGGTGGGGAAGATGACTGAGGTGGCACTGTTCACTGAGAGACGGGAGCTGGTGCATAGCGTTGACTCTGCTAGTCTGAAGGCCAAGCTCATGGATGCCGTCCAGCTTGCCATTGCTAATTCCAAATCCCTGAGAACTCAGACCAAGAGAACGGCTGAGGATCTACTCAGAGAGATACAGGATGTAGAAGCCCATGAGATAACAGAGGTGAAGGATCAACCCAGCGATCAATCAGAACCATTGCAACTGGAATCCATCTCTGCGGATGGGGATACGGCCAGTGAAACGGCAAAAGTCGACCCCCCACCGAGTGCCACCACCCATTTTTTGGCCGAGTCTGTGGCGGGACATTTGCATAGTATTCCAGACAATCAATCCAAACAGATAGGGGAGGGGGTCTCAAATCCCCAGTGGGTAGAAGTGGGCACTGACTTACAAATGACCCCCATAGGTAAATCTATACAAAATGACGGGGGGGATATTTCTTGAAAAAAACAATGTTAGCAAGTATTCACATACAAATCGAGGAAACAGGCGAAGTGACCATGCACACCAGTGGCGAAGACCTTGCCTTAGAGTTGGCTAATGAGATGGTAGACATGGCAATCAACGGTGGCATAGACGGGTTTATAGGAGAAGAGATTCAATGTTTGCAATAAAAGACTACCCAGAGTTAATGCAGGCTGACGGCTTAGAAGAAGCCATAGTCGGTGTAATCAACCGTTTAGGGACTCAGGCTTTATGCTATGACCTTGACAAGGTAATCAACATCCTCATGCGGGATATGAGCGAAGAAGAAGCTTGGGAGTATTTTTATTACAACATTGAAGGTTGTTATGTGGGTGAGAACACCCCTGTATATTTGACTTATTTATGACACCTGTACAAAAAGAAATCTATTTGGTAATCGAGGAATGGTGGGCTAGATATGGCTTTGGACCTACTATAGACGATATTATGCTGATCACTGGCGATAGGGGGCGGGGTAATGTAGCCCGTAAGATGAGAACCTTGATTGAGCTAGGGATCTGCAAAGGTGATACTAAGCGTACTAGATCTATTCGGCCTGCCTACTTAAAGTTGAGAAATATCAATGGATGATCTCTTAGAGATTATTAAGCTGCTTCCAGAGGATGAACAGGCTCCACTGCTGCCGCTGGCTGCGGCTTATCAAGAGTCTTTAACCAGGGAATCAGGGCAAATTGACTTTATGTCATTTGTCAAAACCATGTGGCCAAACTTTATTCATGGCCAACATCACGCATTAATGGCACAAAAATTTGAGGAGATAGCCAGTGGGAAAATCAAGCGACTTATCATTAATATGCCTCCTCGTCATACTAAGTCTGAGTTTGCTTCTTATTTGCTTCCTGCCTGGTTCTTAGGAAAATTTCCACAAAAAAAAATTATCCAATGTTCTAATACAGCTGAATTGGCCGTAGGCTTTGGTCGTAAGGTTCGTAACTTGGTTGACGGAGAAAACTATGCCAAAGTATTCCCTAATGTATCTCTTAGATCGGATAGTAAAGCTGCTGGTCGTTGGTCTACTAATGCTAACGGGGAGTATTTTGCTATTGGTGTTGGCGGTACTGTTACTGGTAAAGGTGCTGATTTGCTCATTATTGATGACCCTCATTCCGAGCAAGAAGCAGCATTGGCAGCAGGGGATCCTAGCGTTTTTGATAAGGTGTACGAGTGGTACACTTCAGGTCCTCGCCAGCGTTTGCAGCCTGGAGGATCTATTGTAGTAGTGATGACCCGCTGGTCTAAGCGGGATTTGACGGGCAAAATTTGCCAAGCCATGATAGATCGGGATGGGGACGAATGGGAGATCATTAGCCTTCCAGCTATCAAAAGAAACGAAAAACCCCTCTGGCCTGAGTTTTGGTCATATGACGAGCTTAATAAACTTCGCATAGAATTACCCCTAAGCAAATGGCAAGCCCAGTATCAACAAGACCCTACCAGTGAAGAAGGGGCGATTGTCAAAAGAGAATGGTGGCGGGTCTGGGAGGAAGAAAGACCACCAGCCTGTGATTATTTGATCCAATCTTGGGATACGGCCTTTACCAAATCAGAACGGGCTGACTATTCAGCCTGCACAACCTGGGGAGTGTTTTACCTCAATGAAGATAAACAGGATGCTAATATCATTCTATTGGATGCGTTTAAAGAGCGTATGGAGTTCCCAACGCTTAAAGAACGAGCATATGAAATGTATAAAGACTGGCAGCCAGATTCGTTTATTGTCGAAGCTAAAGCTTCAGGTGCACCCCTTATTTTTGAATTGCGCAGAATGGGCATTCCCGTGCAAGAGTTTACACCTACTCGTGGAAACGATAAAATATCTAGGGTTAATAGCGTATCAGACCTTTTTGCTTCTGGCAAAATCTGGGCTCCCAGAAAACGATGGGCTGAAGAGGTCATCGAAGAATTAGCTGCGTTTCCCAATTCAGACCATGATGACTTGGTAGACTCAACCACACAAGCACTACTTCGTTTTAGGCGAGGTGGATTTATCACATTACAATCAGATGAACCAGACGAGCCACAAGAGTTTAGGCGCAAAAAAGGTTATTACTAAGGATCCATATGTCAATTGAAAAAGCAATGTACGCAGCACCAGCGGGTTTACCCGATTTAGATGGTCCAGATGTTGAAATTGAGATTGTCGACCCAGAAGAAGTGGACCTTAAGATTGGGGACATAGAAATTCAAATGGGTGGCGATGACACCGAAGACTTTAATGCTAACTTAGCTGAGTACATTCCTGATTCCGTTTTATTACAAATTGGCAGTCAACTCTTAGAAGACTTCCAGACCGACATTGATTCCCGTAGAGATTGGATCCAGACCTATGTCGATGGTCTAGAACTTCTAGGATTAAAGATTGAAGAACGCTCTGAGCCTTGGGAAGGGGCTTGCGGGGTCTATCACCCAGTATTAGCTGAAGCGGTAATTAAGTTCCAATCAGAAACAATTATGGAAACTTTCCCAGCTGCTGGCCCAGTGAAGGGCGAAATCATCGGCAAAGAAACCCAAGACAAAAAAGATGCTTGTGAACGTGTAGTTGATGATATGAACTACCAATTGACCGATGTCATGCAAGAGTTCCGTCCAGAGCACGAAAGAATGCTTTGGGGCGTGGGGTTATCAGGCAACGGCTTTAAGAAAGTCTATGTAGACCCAGCACTAGATCGCCAAGTATCGATGTATGTTCCTGCTGAAGACTTGGTTGTGCCTTATGGTTCAGCCAGCTTAGAAGCAGCAGAACGCATTACCCATGTGATGCGCAAAACTGAAAACGAACTACAACGCTTGATTTATGAGGGTTTTTACCGAGATATTAATCTTGGTTCGCCAGACAATGTGTTGGATGAAATTGAAAAGAAAATTGCGGAAAAACTGGGTTTTAGGGCAACCACAGATGACCGATTCAAAGTCTTAGAGATGCACGTTCACCTTGATTTAGAAGGTTTTGAACACGAAGACAAGCACGGAATGCCTACTGGCATCGCTTTGCCCTATGTTGTAACTATTGAAAAATCAAACGGAGCCATATTGGCTATTCGTAGAAACTGGGATCCAGATGACAAAACCTACCAAAAGAGACAGCACTTTGTACATTATGGCTATATTCCTGGCTTTGGTTTTTATCACTTTGGCCTTATCCATCTCATTGGCGCTTTCGCTAAATCGGGAACTTCTATCCTCAGACAGTTGGTCGATGCAGGGTCATTATCGAATTTGCCTGGCGGCTTTAAGACCCGTGGGTTGCGAGTCAAGGGCGATGACACACCAATAGCCCCAGGTGAGTTTAGGGACGTAGATGTCCCATCTGGCACGATGAAAGATAACATCATGCCTTTGCCATACAAAGAGCCAAGCCAGACTCTCATGGCATTACTCAATCAAATCGTAGAAGAAGGCCGTAGATTTGCTTCTAGTGGCGATTTAAAAGCATCTGATATGTCTAGCCAGTCCCCAGTCGGTACAACTTTGGCTATTTTGGAGCGCACTTTAAAAGTAATGTCGGCTATTCAAGCTCGTATTCACTTCTCCATGAAGCAAGAATTTAAACTACTCAAGAAAATTATTGCCGATTACGCCCCAGAAGATTACTCTTACGAACCCTCTACAGGACACCAAGCAGCCCGCAGATCCGACTATGAGATGGTTAATATCATCCCTGTATCAGATCCTAACGCTGCCACAATGTCCCAAAAGGTAGTTCAGTATCAAGCGGCTTTGCAATTGTCGCAAACTGCACCCCAGTTGTATAACTTGCCTTATCTACACCGTCAAATGTTAGAAGTCATTGGCATTAAAAATTTGGAAAAGCTTGTTCCAATGCCAGAAGATATGACCCCTGTAGATCCTGTGACGGAGAATGTCAACGCTTTGAAACAAAAACCGTTAAAGGCATTTATTGGTCAAGATCACCAAGCGCACATTCAAATCCACTTGGCCGCCATTAATGATCCAAAAATCAAACAAGTTATTGGCCAGAACCCACAAGCGCCTTTGATTATGCAGACCTTGCAGGCTCATATTACTGAGCACGTTGGCATGGAGTATATGCGCCAAATGCAACAGCAAATGGGCATTAATATCCCGTATCAGGACAATGACGATGATCAAGTTCATCTCACCCCAGATCAAGAGATGCAAATTGCTCGTCTGGCTGTACCAGCTGCTCAAAATCTGTTGCAACAAAATCAAACAGCAGTTGCAGCGCAACAAGCACAACAGGCAGCTCAAGACCCAATTATTCAGATGCAGATGAAAGAATTGCAGCTTAAAGCGCAAGAAATTGACATTAAGCAGAAGAAAATTGCAATGGATGCCGCAGGCAAAGCAGATCAGCTTGAAATTGAGAAAATGCGTATTGCAGCCCAAAAAGAAATTGCTGGTATGCAAGTGGGCGCTAAGACTGCTTCTGATAAG